GTAACAATACGTCGCGAACAGCGTGTTCGGCAGTGAGACCGATTGAAAGAATGTCTTTACGTCCAAACTTCGATTGTACGAGCAAACGACCAAGACCAAGCTCCCATACTTCACTGGCAAGATTGCTGACAACACTTGCGCTCCAACCCGGTACGACTGGAGACCGTAAAGGCAAACGGTCTTGCACCCAGTCCAACCATAGCCCTCTGCCTCCCCGACTTAGGAAGGTTCGGCTTAATGCGCGTTGATCAGCAGCGATATACACATCGTGAATCCACTCCCAATTCTTACTTCGAATTTGCTGACGTAGAATTACGTCCAACATAGACCGTGGGAGATCTGGGTTCACATGTGCAACAATAGACGACCCTGAGCGTACAACACTACGGTCACTCATGTCATATGGCGAGAATACTTCTACTTCTTTCACCTCGCCGGGTGTGACCTCAACCGCCGCAAGCGGCATTTTGAGTAGTGCTTGACTCGCTTTAGCAAAATCTGACCAGGAAGGCTGAATGCCCTTATCCTCCCAAAATGAATACACTTTGGATAGGCCTGGCTTAATGTCATCAACGGAAACGGTGGTCTTAATATCCTTAACTCCTTCGTCCAGAGAGTACCATTTCTCTCCGTCCAAAAACCAGCCGAGACCACCTGCAGCGGTTGGAGTATGTAGCAACGCGGTAACAATCTCCTTACTGAGATCATTTCCGCCAGAAATATCGCGCACCATGAGTGGATACAGACGCTTGAAGTCTGCTCCGCGCGAGTAGAGAATATTCCATGTATTAGATTGAGACCGAGCCCGCAAGATGCCAGCAGGCTGATCAACAGAGGTAGGGTTACGTTGCAAGATGGCGGCAATGGCGCGAGCCGGATATCCTGAGACATCCCTGCCCTCAACCACTACGCGTAGATATTCATCACGCTCGTTATCAATGAAAAACTTCCCAACGTTTATATCTAGATTCATAAGATCGTAACAACGTACTAGTCCAACGGCGTAACCCCAGTTGCTGGTGGCAATGTCATCATCGTCGCCCTGAGCAACAGCTCGAACTACATCTCCACTCACCAACAAATTTTGATTTAGTAACTTAGCTGTGTGTAGTTCACCCCAATTGACCATGGTGTCAATAAACGCAGTCCATCTCCATCCACTGAGTACTCCTTTGGTAACTGGTACGTAAAATGTTTGATTACCCGAGTGGATTTTGACTCTACCACGTAGTTCAACAAGACTCGTGTGAATAGATCGAGTCACAGTGAGCAACTGTTCCTTAGCAAGTGATGTGTAACACCACGTCTCAATGAATGTATAGATAGAACGGATACAGATGCTAAGCATACGCTGGTTAGCTTGCCAGTCAAAGTGGGACTGATCAAGCGGCACGTTCACAAGTCGAGAAAGTTCACACTCGTCCGAGATGTCATTCCACATTTCTTCAACACTGTAAGAACCCATAAATAGTGTGCTG